ATTTTTGATGATGCAAAATGTTACTACGGTACGGTAGACTCAAAAAATTTCAAATCTATATACGTAGTATTACAAACATGGATAGAACCAATTACAGTAGATGAAAATTGGAATAGACTCGTAGGCGAGATAAAAAGACAAATTCAACATACATTATTAGAAGTAGTAGATACTCAAACATTTGAAAGAAAACAAATTGTAGACTTAGATTTAAGAACAAGTGGAATACAAAAAAACAAGAAAAGCTTTATGAATTTAGAAATAACTTTATATGTTCATAATAGTTTATTGGATTTCAAATCACCGATTTTAAGAGATAAAATTAAAAAGATTCTTAATAGTGTCTACTTAGATGACCTTAAAAATAACAAACATTTTACTCTTAGCAAAACAAAAACTGAAGAATTCAAAGAAAGCTAATATTTATCTCTAAAAGAACTTATGAAAATTTTAGGACCTAGCGATACAGGTAAAGGTATATTAGTTGAGTGGGATGCAGGGATTATTAATCCTAACGAACCACGTAATCAAAGTATTATACGTGAATCTTACGGACAATTGGAACATTCTAAACCATTTGAATTTTATGCAACTCTTCAAAAATGGGGAGTTCCAAATAGAAACGGGAGAGTATATCCTGAAAAGATATTAAGAAGAGAATCAGAAAAATACCAAGACGCTATTAAACGTGGTATGTCTATTTCAGAATTAAATCACCCTGAGTCTTCTTTAATTGACCTTGATAGAGTATCTCACCTTATTACAGAGATGTGGTGGGAAGGTAATGTATTGATGGGTAAGATTAAATTATTAACCACGCCAGGTTTCCATGAAAGAGGTATTGTATCATCTAAGGGTGATGTTGCGGCTAACATGATGAGACAAGGTGTTACTATGGGGGTATCTTCTCGTGGTGTTGGTTCATTAGTTAAAAAAGGTGACCAAAACGAAGTTCAAGATGATTTTGAATTAATTTGTTTTGACCTTGTATCTTCACCATCTACACCTGGTGCTTATCTTTACTTGAATAAAGAAGATAGACCAAGATATGAAGAAAAATTATCAGAACACGATAATACTTCAGTAAGTAGTGGTGGCGGATTAGAGAAATCTGTTGACTTAATGAAAAGATTAACCGATTATTTAGGTAGATAAAAATTTACTTATGGACGAAAAATATTTTGTAGCAAAAATCACAACTGATATGGTTGATGATAACACAGGAAAAATTAAAAAAATGAGAGAAGAAAAACTTGTGAGAGGTTTTTCACCTACAGATGTAGAAGCAAAAGTTACTAAAGTTTATGAAACTTATTCGATGGATTGGAGAATCACCGCAATCGTTGAAAGTAAAATTGATGAAGTAATTGAATAATTTTTTTACAATTTTTTAATAAGGGACTTATGGTCCCTTTTTTTATGCTCTTAATTTTTTTGGGGTAAAATATATAATATAATAATTTTTTTCAAAGTATGATATATTTATTTAATAAAATAAACGCAAAAATTATTGCTTAAAAACGAAATGAGTTTAGAAAAAAACGAAAATTTAGTAGAGAAGGCTTTATTACAAATGAAGACAATCGAGGAAGCTATAAGTGAAAATGCAAAAGGAATACTTGCTTCTACTATGAAGGAAGAAATCAGTGAACTAGTAAAAGAGTCATTGTTTGGCTCAAAATCTAAATCATCTTTACACGAACAAGAAGAAGAAGGCGACGAAGAAGAAGTAAGCGCAGACGATGAAATTAACGTTGACGATGTTAACGTTTCAGACGACGGTGTTGAGATGGGTGACGTTGAAGCTCAGGTAGGTCCTGAAGGTGGTGAATTAGATATCACTATGATGGGTGCTGGAGCTGAAACTGATAATGAAGACGAATTACCACCTCTTGATATGACGGGTGCAAAACCTGGCGAAGTATTGAAAGTGTTTAAGGCGATGGGTGATGAAGATGGAATTATCGTTGTTAAAGATGATAATAAAATCCACCTTACTGATAATAACACTGATACTGAATATTTTATCGATTTAGGTGATGATTCAGAAATGTCTATGGAAGAACCTATGGAAAATATGAATGAGAGTGTGATTTATGAATTAGTCTTCGAAGAGGATGAAAAAATGGGTAAACACGAAATGGAAGAAGAGGATTATAACTTAGAGGAAGAATTAGATGAGGAACTTGACGAAACAATTTATGAATTGGAAGTTAGTGAGTCTATGAAACCTGTTGGAATCGGATTCGGAAAAATGAAAAATGGTTTATCTAAATCATCTGTTAACAACAAAGGTTTCGATGAAGATATGGAAAATGGTTTGAAATCAGAGAAAAAAGGAAAAGGTCCTAAATTCAACTACGGTAAAATTAAACATGGTGTTACTGAAAACTACATGGAAGAAGATTACATGGAAGAAGGATGGATGGATGAAGAAATGATTGATGATATGAAAACTGAATCTGACTACATGGAAGGCGACTACATGGAAGGCAACTACATGGAAGGCGACTACATGGAAGGCAACTACATGGAAGGTGACTACATGGAAGGTGACTACATGGAAGGTGATTGTATGGAAGGTGATTGTATGGAAGGTGATGAATTACCAGGTGAAACCACAGAAGCATCAAGAACTATGACTTACATGAGAAGAGCACAAAGAGACCGTGTTGCAGCACCAAGTCAATTAAGAAAAGAATCTGTTGTAAAAGAACTCGATTTATTAAAAGAAAAAAATGAAGAGTACAAAAAAGCTCTCGATTTCTTTAGAAATAAATTGAATGAAGTTGCAGTTTTCAATTCAAACTTGGCATATTCAACTAGATTGTTCACTGAACACTCAACAACAAAACAAGAAAAAATAAACATCCTTAGAAGATTTGATAACGTTGAAACTATCAAAGAATCTAAATCACTTTACAAGGCGATTAAATCTGAACTTGAGGGAAGTAACAACAGTGACGTAGTTACTGAGTCTATCCAAAGACAAGTTGTTAAAACACCTTCAAATGGTTCAGCATCTAATTTGATTGAAAGTAAAACTTACGAAAATCCTCAATTCATGAGAATGAGAGATTTAATGGCAAAAATAAAATAAAATAAATAAACTCAAAAAAAAAAATAAAAAAATGGGAGCATTATTAGAATCAGGTCTTGTTGGTAACATTGGTTTGAAACACCTTAAAGTTATCAAAGAAGATACTATTAACAAATGGGATAAATTAGGATTCCTAGATGGTCTTAAAGGACACATTAAAGAGAACATGGCTCAATTATATGAGAACCAAGCATCTTACCTAATCAACGAAGCGGCTGCAACTGATAGCTCAGGTTCATTTGAAACTGTTGTTTTCCCAATTGTTAGACGTGTATTCTCTAAATTGTTGGCTAACGATTTAGTTTCTGTACAAGCAATGAACTTACCTATCGGTAAATTGTTCTACTTTGTACCTAAAATCCAAGGTTATGACATGGGTCAAGACCCAACTAACGGTGGTAATCACATCCCACCAATCGGTGCTCAAAACGGTCCTGCAAACGTAAACACAGGATATGGTGCAAATGACAAAAACCTTTACGATAGATTTTATGAAGGTAATGAGCCATCTTTAGACCCTCCAGGATTGTTTGACTATTCTAAAGGAGCGTTCAGTGCGGTTACTACTTCAGCTGATACTGTTGTTTGGTCTTCAGGTCAACTTGTAACTTCAGCTTATACAGCTGGTGAGTACAGAAAAGTATTAATCAAAATGACAGGATTTACAGGCGCAGGTGCAGGTAAATTAATCGGTCCTGATGGTCAAGCTATGGATAACGAAGCATTCCTTTCAGGATTAGAAGTTTACGCAGTAGCAGGAGCTCCAAACATTAACGCAGCGTTCTCAGGATTAGGTTCTAGTCCATTATTATTTAGAGTTGTTACTCAAAAATATGGTAGCGGTATCGTACAGTACGGTTCAACTTCAACATCATCTTTCCCTGGTTCTGCAGGTTCTTACGGTGGTAATGACGGAAGTTATGATAACATCTGTAACGCAGCTGGTGAAATCTATTTAGAAGTTGATGCTCAAGTACCATGTGCTATCGGTGCAAACTCTATTGACGGTTACTCAGGTATTACTACAACTGTAACTGGTCCAGCTATCAGTCAGTTCACATGTAAATGGAGAGTTTACAAAGAATTAGAATTCGAAGACAGAATTGGTGAGGTTTCTTTTGACTTACAGTCAGTAACTGTATCTGTAACAGAAAGAAAACTAAGAGCACAATGGTCTCCTGAATTGGCACAAGACGTTTCTGCATTCCACAACATCGATGCTGAAGCTGAATTAACAGCTTTATTATCTGAGCAAGTGGCGGCAGAAATCGACCGTGAAATTTTACGTGACTTACGTAAAGGTGCGGCTTGGACATTACGTTGGGATTACAACGGATGGAAAAGAGGTACTACAGCTAACCCATTAACTCAATACACTCAAAAAGATTGGAATCAAACTTTGATTACAGCAATCAACCAAATTTCAGCACAAATCCACAAATCTACATTAAGAGGTGGAGCTAACTGGATTGTTGTATCTTCTGAGATTTCTGCTATCTTTGACGATTTAGAATACTTCCACGTATCTAACGCGTCTCCTGAGCAAGACCAATACAACATGGGTATTGAAAGAGTTGGTACATTAGCTGGTCGTTACCAAGTTTACCGTGACCCTTACTTCCCACCAAACACAGTGTTGTTAGGTC